TAGAATAAATGAAGGAAAAAACGATAATCGTGATCTCCTACTTGGATGATTTGGTTTACAAGCGATTCTCACTTCAGTCATACTAATATTCTAAATCTAACAAATCGGTATCAACATTTCAAGAATATAAAGGAAATGAATAAGATGCTGATCGAAAAGATCAATGAGCATGTATCGGCAAAGGATACTCTGTATCATCTTGGTGATTTTTACTTTGGTAAAGGTAAGCACTGGGTGAATGGAGTAAATGATATTCTTTCTGATATTAAATGCCAGAAGGTACATCTAGTAATTGGTAATCATGACCCAACTATGCAATCTGAAAATCTCAAAAAGGCAAAGTTTAAGAGTGTTTGTAATTATCTTGAAATGAATATAAAGAACGAACCGGGCTGGGTTCAAAACTTTTATGTTGAAAGGATATGCCTTTCACATTATCCTCTTCGTTCTTGGAATTCAAAAACACCAGTACACCTTCATGGCCACTCGCATGGTAAACATGGATTCATGACCAGTTCAAATAGAGGTTATCTAAGTTTTGATGTAGGAGTAGATTCTGAAGGTCTTAATTACGCACCAATATCACTAACAGATATTATACAAATAACTTGCAATCAATACAAACAAATTAGTACTACTTGACTTTCTAGTGTCTTGTGATAAAATATTCCTATGGACTACAGTAATTTGTCTGACGAGAAACTTCTCACATTGAAGAAGAACCTTGAATATGACATATCAAAATATTCAAACTTTCAGTTGGTACGAAAGATTCAACTGAATTCAGCATATGGTGCGATTGGTAACGAGTATTTTCGCTACTTTAGTACTGATATTGCAGAGGCAATTACTCTTTCTGGTCAACTTTCAATTCAGTATATTGCAAACTCAATCAATCGATTGTTGAATCAGACACTCAGTACAACAGACAAAGATTATATTGTTGCATCAGATACAGATTCCATGTATGTCTGTTTGGATAAATTGGTTTCTAAAGTTATTCCAAATGAAAAAGATCATACAAAGATTAGCAAATATCTTGATAAGGCATGCGAGTCTATAATTCAACCATTCATTGACAAGGAGTTCAACAAACTTTGTGACACCATGAATGCATATGAAAATAAGATGGTGATGGGCCGTGAAGTGATTGCAGATATGGGTATTTGGACTGCGAAGAAAAGATATATCTTGAACATGTGGAACATGGAAGGCGTTCAATACAAGGAACCCAAGTTGAAAATCATGGGCATTGAGACAATACGGAGTTCTACACCCGAGGCAGTTCGCAAGGATCTAGAGTCTTCAATTAAGATAATCATGAGCAAAGACGAAGACACCTTGATTGATTTCATCGAAGATGTTCGTCAGAAGTTTATGAAGTATCGCCCGGAGGATGTTGCGTTTCCTAGAAGTGTAAATGGTCTTGGTGAATATGCCGACAACCAACAGATTTATCGTAAGTCAACGCCAATTCAAGTCAAGGGTGCTTTGATTTACAATCATTATATCAAGAAGTATAAGTTGAATAAGAAGTACAAGCAGATTACAGACGGAGATAAAATCAAATTTGTTTATCTGAAGAAACCAAATCCACTTGGTGGTGTTCGCGGTCAAGACCATGTGATTTCATTTATTAATGACATTCCCAAAGAGTTTGAGCTCGATCACTACATAGATTATGATATGCAGTTCGATAAGGCATTTATGGAACCACTTCGTTCCATTCTTACTGCAATCAATTGGAAATCAGAACGAGTTAATACGCTAGAATCATTATTTGGATAAGGAGATTTATGAGTGATTTTTTAAATGGTATTGTTAAGGAGTCTGGAAACAAGTATGCATCGTTAGTTAATGATGGACTTCCGACAAGTGATGTCGGTGTTCTCATTGATACTGGATGTCATATTCTGAATGCCCTTGTTTCTGGTGATATATATGGTGGCATTCCTGATAACAAGATCGTGGCACTTGCAGGAGAACAGGCGACTGGTAAGACCTATATTACTATGGATATTGTTTCTAAGTTCCTGAAGGATCACCCAGAAGCAGTTGTGCTTTATTTTGATTCAGAACAAGCAGTTACTAGTGAAATGTTTAAGAATCGTGGTGTTGATCCGAAGCGTGTAGCAGTTTTTCCTGTCATGACAATTGAAGAGTTCCGCAAGCAGATTGTCACAATTGTTGACAAGTATCTTGAGATGCCAGAGAACAAGAGAAAAAAGATGATGATTGTTCTTGACTCCCTCGGTATGTTGTCAACATCAAAAGAAATCAACGACACTGCCGAAGGTAAGGAAGTTCGTGATATGACCAGAGCACAAGTCATCAAGTCAACCTTCCGTGTGTTGACTGTTAAACTTGGTATTGCCCACATTCCTATGATAATTACCAATCACACATATGATGTCGTCGGGGCATATGTGCCGATGAAAGAGATGGGTGGCGGCAGCGGCCTAAAATATGCAGCATCTATTGTTATTTATCTTTCAAAGAAGAAGGACAAGGATGCTTCTGGTGAAGTTGTTGGTAATATTATTCATTGTAAGCAACACAAAGGTCGCCTAACAAAAGAAAACAAGGTCGTTGATATTCGTCTTAATTATGAAACAGGTCTAGACCCCTATTATGGTTTGGTTGACTTAGCAGTAGATCATGGTATACTCTCAAAGACAAGTGGTAGAATAGAACTACCAGACGGTTCAAAGGTGTTTGAAAAGAACATCTACGAAACTCCTGAGAAATATTTCACCAAGGAACTCATGGATAAGATCAATGAAACGGCTGCATCAGAATTCAAGTATGGATCAACTGAAGCAGTAGTAGAGGAAGAAAATGAATAATATCGAGCAAGTAATCTTACATAACCTAATTAAAGACGAAAACTTTGCAAGAAATGTATTTCCATTCTTACTGAAGGAATATTTCCATAATTTTTCTGAAAAGTTTGTATTTGAAAGGGTTAGGGATTATTTTCTCAAGTACAACAATCTCCCCACCAGGGAGGCGTTGTTCGTTATTCTTGACAAGGAAAAGAATATAACCGAAGTACAAGTCAAGGATATTTCCGATGTTGTGGAGTCAATCACTTCTGATATCGACAAAGTTGACCTAGACTGGTTGACGAAAGAAACGGAAGAGTTCTGTCGTAAGAAGGCAATCTACAACGCCATAATGGAATCCATCAATATTATTGATGGGAAATCTTCCAGAGGTGATGGTGAGATTCCTGATATTCTCAGCAAGGCACTTGCGGTATCTTTTGACCCCAACATCGGACACGATTATATTGAAGACGCAGACAAACGATATGATTTCTACCACAAGGAAGAAAAGAAGATTCCGTTTGATCTGGAGTTTTTCAACTCCATTACCAGAGATGGTGTAACCGCCAAGACTCTCAATGTAGTCATGGCGGGAACTGGAGTTGGTAAGTCTCTATTCCTTTGTCACCATGCAGCACACTGTCTCAAGAGTAGCATGAATGTTCTCTACATCACTTGTGAGATGGCAGAAGAACGAATCGCAGAACGAATTGATGCGAACCTTCTTGATACAAACATTAACGATCTTAAATCATTACCAAAGACCATATATGACAAGAAACTTGAGGCAGTTGCTGCTGGTGTGACTGGGAAACTTATCATAAAGGAATATCCAACCGCCACTGCAAATGCCAATCATTTTAGATTCCTTTTAGACGAACTAAAACTCAAGAAGAAGTTTATTCCTGATGTAATCTTTATTGATTATCTGAACATCTGTGCAACTTCTCGATACAAAGGTTCAAAGAATATTAACTCTTATGAGTATGTAAAATCTATTGCAGAAGAACTTCGTGGATTGGCAATTGAATACAATGTGCCCCTCTTTACTGCCACACAGACAAATCGTGAAGGATATAGTAATACAGATGTCGATCTGGAGAACACATCTGAGTCTTTTGGACTCCCTGCAACATCGGATCTAATGTTTGCCTTGATTGCTACTGAAGAACTTGATGAAGTTAATCAGATCATGGTGAAGCAATTGAAGAATCGTTATAATGACAAGGCAAAGAATCGTAAGTTCATTGTTGGTGTAAATCGTGCAAAGATGAAATTGTACGATGTCTCTGCCGAAAATCAAGAATTAATTATCGATGCTGCGAAAAAACAAAAGGATGAAGAACAAAACTTCTTCAATAAAGCAAAACCACGAAGTCTTGCAAAGATTAGTGATTGGAAAGTCTAAATGATTCTTGTTCAAGTATCAAGTAAAGAACAAAAAGAGTTGGTAAAGTATATTATTGAAAAGTATCACTCTTATGTACCAACAAATTCCTCTGTGGGAC